CCGAGATCAGCGTGGATGCGGAGGCCGGCGGCGACGACCTGCCGGAAGCAACAATCCACGTGAAGCGCCTGCTGGTCGAAGCCGAGGAGTTCATCAAGCTCAGCGCTCCGCAGTTGCAGCTCAACCCGGGGGGCTGATGCCAGCCGTCATTCGCATCGGTGATCCAGGCAGCCACGGTGGCGCGGTCACCACCGGCAGTCCCGACACCACCGCCAACGGCCAGGCCGTCGCCCGTGTGGGTGACACCTACAACTGCCCGATTCACGGGCCCAACTCGATCACCACCGGCAGCCCCGACACCACGGCCAATGGCCAGGCCATCGCTCGCGTGGGGGATCAAACTGCATGTGGTGCCACCCTCCAGGGCGGCAGTCCCGATGTGGAGGTGAACTGATGGCCGGAATGAGCTGCACCACTGGCAGGGCGCTGGAGGGCTTCGACCACCTGCGTCAGTCCATCAGCGACATCCTGTCCACTCCGGTCGGCACGCGTGTGCACCGGCGCGACTATGGCAGCGACATCCCCCGGCTGGTGGATCGCCCCATGAACTCCAGCCTGGCCACTGAGCTGGTTGCAGCCGCAGCCGCAGCGCTGGATCGGTGGGAGCCTCGCCTCAAGCTTGAGCGGGTCACGGTCAATCGTGTGACAGCCAATGGCCAGGTCGAGTTGAGTCTCGTTGGTTATTATCTGCTCAACGGCCGGCGGGTCGAAATCGAGGGGTTGGTGATCTGATGGCGACGATCGACTTCAACTCCCTGCCGGCGCCAGAGATCATTGAGCCGCTGGACTTCGAGCAGATCCTGCAGGAGATGATCTCCGACTTGCAGGCCCGAGATCCTGGCTACACCGAAATCCTGGAGAGCGATCCGGGGGTGAAGATCCTGGAGGTGGCTGCAGCGCGTGAGCTTATCTTGCGCCAGCGGGTCAATGATGCCCTGCGCGCCACCCTGCTGCGCTATGCCAACGGCGCAGACCTGGACAACCTGGCCGCCTTCTACGGTGTCAGCAGGCTGACCGTGGAGAACGATGAAGCGCTGCGCGTGCGCACCATTGAGCGCATCATGGGGAGCTCCACCGCTGGTGGGGCCGCCTGGTATCGCTCTCAGGCATTGAGCGCCAGCGAGCTTGTGCGGGATGCTGCGGTAAGCTCGCCCGCTCCTGGTGAAGTGCTGGTGAACATTTTGTCATCCGAAGGTGATGGCACTGCAGATAGCGAGCTGCTACAGATTGTGAATACCAGGCTGCAAAGCGAGAGCGTGCGGGTGATCACAGATGTTGTGACTGTCGCGAGCGCCACAATCGTTTCAGTTCCCGTGACAGCCAGCGTCTATCTGTATCCCGACACTCCGATTCAGGTCTTCCAAGGTTTGGCGAGCAACTTGCAGGAAGCTTTTGCGGCAGCCTCGGGCCTCGGCTGGAATGTGACACGGTCATGGATCACAGCCACATTGCACAAGGCAGGCGTGCAGCGGGTGGCGCTGACCGCGCCTCTCAGCGATGTTGAGTGCGGTTCCAGCCAGGCGCCAGCGCTGGGCGCAATCACGCTCACCATGGCTGGACGTGATCGATGAGCAGGTATGACCTGCTGCCGCCAAATGCCACGCAAATGGAGCGTGACTTTGTGCGCTCCATTTCAAGCCTGGAACGCGTCAGCCCGGCGGAGGTGGAGGAAGTCTATGCAGCAGGTGTTTTCGAGGAAGATGTTTTTGCTGCTCAGAAAGTTTCTATCAGCATTCGCACGGCAAAGCGCGTCAACATCCCCAGCTCTGTTGTGCCATGGCTGATCTACGAATATGGCCTGGGCGAGATCTTGCCCTACCTGGGCGACAACCAGCGACGGGCCCTGGCCGAGGGCGTGCTGTGGCAGCGCATCCGGGGCACGCCAGCGGCTGTGCGCATTGCCCTGGGCTGGATTGGCATCGAGGGGCTGATCGACGAATCAGAGGGCGGCAGCACGCGATGGGCCGAGTACCAGCTGGGCCTGGCTGCTGCGACATCTGGCGAGCAGATCATCGATGACATAGCGGCCGTCACCCGCATCAGCAGCCCAGTGCGCAGCCGCCTGCAGCGGATCTATGCGGTCTATGACTTCCGCCGCTTCGTGTTGGACAGCAGCCTCCTGAGCGGTGGCGACTTGCTCAGCGACCACAGTGGAGTCCGGCCCCGGCCCGGTTGGCCACAAATCAGCTATGGGCAGGTGCATTCTGCTCGGGTGGCCCTGTCGGCCACGGTGTCAAGCGCGGCCACTGATGTGGTCAGCGCATTGGTTGAGCTGAGCGATCGATTCATCCTGTCTCGCAGCAGGCTGGATGAAGAGTGGCACACGATCAATCACCCGTCGCTGCTGACGGAGCTCGAAGGGGACAGCAGCAGGTACGCTGGCCAAACATGGGCGGCGATCACTTGGCAGCCAACCGCCTGGGGCGATGTGAACGTCGTCGCTTCGAGCACTGTCACGACTGAGAGCGCGTAGTATGGGGCGCAGTAAGGGGCGAGCATGGCGCCAATCTTGATCACATCTGGGAGGATCGCCATTGCCACGGCGATCAAGGCCCGCACCGCGCACCTGGCATGGGGCAGTGGCAACGCCGGCTGGGGGAATACGCCTCCTGACCCGCCTGGCAACGCAACGGCGCTGGTGGCAGAGATCGGCAGGCGAAGGGCTAATCAAGTCGAGTACGCTGTGCCCGATACAAACGGCGCGATTGTGGTGCCAGAGGGCAAGTTCAGCATCACCACGACACCGACCAATAATCTGTACTTCAAGTTCCACTTTGAGTTCACCGATGCGGTGAGCGCGACCATTCGCGAGATAGCGATCTTCCTCGATACGGTGGCGGCTGCTGGTGTGCCGTCTGGTCAGTTCTACTTGTTGCCGACTGAGGTGGCACAGCCTGGCATTATGTTGGCGCTTGAGCGTCGGGCGCCAATCACTCGGTCTGTGACGACACGCCAACTGCTTGAGTTCGTGGTGACCTTCTGATGACTCTTCCCGGCTATCACAACCGCTTTGACGCAGCCGATCGCTACGACGAACTGCTGTTTCGTGCCCAGAAGGGCCTCCAATCAGCAGAGCTCAACGAAATTCAGAGCGGCCTGATTGACCGACTGAAGCGCATCGCTGATGCGGTCTTCCGCGATGGAGCGGTCATCAGCGGAACGCTGCCAACGATCAGCGGAACAACCATCACCTGTCCTCTCAGCAGCATCTATCTGAGGGGGGCAGTGCGAGAAGTCGCGGCTCGCGGCTTTACCATCCCGATTGTTGGGCTGGCAAGGGTAGGTGTGTTCCTCCTTGATGAGGAGATCACCGAGGTGCAGGACGCATCGCTGCGCGATCCCGCAACGAACACCCGCAACTATGGCGAGCCGGGCGCAGGCCGCCTCCGGGTCACGGCAACCTGGGGTCGCGAGGGCGATGGCACGGGCGAGTTCTATCCCGTCTACACCATCATCGACGGCTCCCTGCTGGGTCAGCAGCCCAGCAGTGGCGACGCCTTCAGCGAGGCCTTGGCCCGGTACGACCGGGAGTCGAATGGCAACTACATCGTCACTGGCCTCAACGTCTCCTCCCTGGGCCTGGCAGGAGGAGTGAATGCGTTGACGGTGCGCGATGGCACTGGCAACATCTCTGGCTACAAGGTCGACAAGCTGTCTTCGACAAGGCTTTCCTACCCCGAGGATCCCGACCTTGAGCTGGTCGAAGCAGAGCCCGACACCTTCACAGGCACGACGGGTGGCACAGCAACAATTCAGCTCAACCGCTTCCCTGTGGAAAGCATCCTGGAGGTGGTGATCACCAGAGAGAAGACCGTCACCATCACGCGGGGCGGTTTCAGTGGCGGCCAAGACACGCTGCCAGACGTGTCGGTTCTCAGCATTCAGTCGATTGTCCAAGGCGGAACAACTTACTCTGCCTCCACATATTTTCTTAATGGTGACAAGGTCGACTGGAGCCCCACCGGCAGCGAGCCTGCATCGGGTTCGACATACACAATCACCTATCGCTATCTGAGCGCGGCCACGCCCAGTTCCGTCAACCTGCAGGCTGGAACCTTTGCCATCACCGGCGCCGTCAACGGCACGTTGGTGCTCACCGACTATCGCTGGAAGCTCCCGCGCATTGATCGCCTCTGCATTGATCGGGAAGGCAACTTCTCAAGGGTGAAAGGCATCGCCTCCAGGTTCACCGCCCTGGCTCCAGCAGTGCCATCCAATCTCCTGGGCCTGGCCACGATCTCATGGAACTGGGGCGCAACACCCAGCATCTCCAACGACGGCATCAAAGCGATTCCATTCGACCAGTTGGAGCAGATGCGGTCGCTGATCGTGGACCTCTACGACCTGGCGGCGCTGGAGCGGCTGCGCAACGACATCAGCAGCCGGGAGCCCAGCAGCAAGCGCGGCGTGTTCGTTGATCCATTTTTGGATGACGACCTGCGAGACCAGGGCCTGGCGCAGACCGCTGCAGTTGTCGATGGCACTCTGCAGCTGCCAATCGCCCTGGCGGCCTACCAGGCCCCGACCAACAACGCGCAGGATTGGATGCTTCCGTACACGGAGGAGATCATCCTGCAGCAGACGCAGCAGACGGGCAGCAGCCCGATCAACCCGTTCCAGGCGTTCGACCCGATCCCCGCGGCCATCGTGCTCACCCCAGCGGTCGATCGGTTCACTGTGATCGACACCATCTGGACGTCTCCAGCGACGCAGCAGATCAGCTTCAGGCTGGGTGGGGCCCGCTCCTTTTCGATTCAAGGCGTCACGAGCACGACCAGGGAGCAGCTTCTGAGCGAAAGCCAACGCCCTGCGGAGTTTCTCCGTCCGATCCAAATCAACTTCACCCTGGAGGGCTTTGATCCCGGCGAGACGCTCGCCGAGGTGAGGTTCGACGGGATCACCGTCACCCCTCCCTGATAGCCATGCCCCTCACAGCAAACGCAGCCGGTCAGATCTCAGGGTCGTTCACGATCCCACCCAGCGTGCCGACTGGCACCAAGCGCGTCACCTTCCTTGGCGACCAGGGAAGCTTTGGTGCTGCACGGTTCATCGGATCAGGCACAATCGTGAGCCGCACCCAGCGCCTGCTCACCACCATCGAGACCAGGTACTGGGATCCCCTGGCTCAGACGTTCCGCCTGGAGCATGGACGGCACGTCACCGGCGTGGACTTCAAGTTCACCGCCAAGGGATCCAGCAGCAACAAGGTCTATCTGGAGATCCGTGAGACCGAGCTGGGCCTGCCCAACGCCACAACCTTGGCAGAGGGTGTGCTGCTGGGCAGCGCGATCACAGTGGGAGCTTGGAACAAGATCAGCCTGACCCGGCCGGTCTACCTGCAGGCAGGCGTCGAGTACGCCATGGTGCTGCTGACGGATGATCCAACCCATGCCGTAGCCCTGGCCCAGCTGGGCAAATACGACGCCGCCGCCGAGGCTTTCGTGACCAGCCAGCCGTACACCATCGGCACGCTGCTGAAGTCGTCCAACGCCAGCACCTGGACACCGGTGCAGGAGGCGGATCTTGCGTTCCGGATGTACGCGGCCACGTTCACCAGCACCACCCGGACGGTAGAGCTGGGGCAGCTCCGCGCCGGGGCTGTCACCATCACCCGCTCCGGCACCACGGCAACGGCCACCATGTCCGGCGGCCATCCGTTTGTGACCGGCCAGACCGTGGTGCAGAGCGGCGCCACTCAGGCCCAGTACAACGGGGCCTTGACGATCACCTCCACTGGGCCCAACACCTACACCTTCCCGGTGAGTGGCAGCCCTGCCACGCCAGCCACAGGAACGATCCTGGCGGTCGCTGGCGACACCACCGACCTGGTGGCGCTGGCTGGTGTGGAGCGGGTGAGCTCCGCCACCGACGTGGAGTTCGTCTTCACCAGGCCCGACGGCAGCCAGATCCGCGGCTCAGACAACGGCCGCATCCAGCTGGCTGAGGATGTGAACGTGCCGCTCTCGTTGTCGGCGGTGCTTCGTGGCACCACGGCCCAAAGCCCGCTGCTGTTTGCCGGGACGCAGGCCGTCTATGGCAACCTCGGCGAGACCGGAACCTATGTCTCCAGGGCAGTGCCGTGCGCGGCGAACGCAAAGGTCTCCTGCACGTTTGAGACCCTGCTGCCAGGTGGCTCTGGTGTGGCGGTGGAGTTTCAGAAGAGCGATGGCACCTGGCAGTCGGTATCTGTGACCAGCAGCACAGCGGTGGGCGATGGGTGGATTGAGCAGGTGTTCGCAGTGGCAAGCTTCACGGCTGGTGGAACAACCACCAGGGTGCGGCTGACGCTGACGGGTTCAGCCGCAGCGCGGCCACAGGTTCGTCAACTGCGTCTGGTGGTGATCTGATGTCAATCGACGACCGGACGACGAACCGCAGCTACCAGCTGCCCAATGCTGCCAACCTCCTGGCGGAGGATCTGCCACGCCTGAGAGCTGCGCTGCAGGCGATTGATGCGGATGTGTTTGCGCGTTACACCAAGGCTGAGGTAGACCAGCTGCTGGCCAATCTGATCAACAGCGCCCCCGGCGCACTGGACACGCTGAATGAGTTGGCGGCCGCTATTGGCAGCGATCCAAACTTTGCCACCACCATCACAAACCTTCTTGCACAAAAGGCGAACAGCGCAGACGTCTACACCAAGGGAGAAAGCGACGCTCGCTATGTCCAGGGGCAGACGCAGACTGAGATGGTGTTCATCGCCACGGCCGGCCAGTCGGTGTTCACGCTCAGCACGCCTGTGATCAACAAGCCGTCAGCGCTGGTGACGGTGGATGGCGTGGTGCAGCCGACAGCGGAATACAGCCTGAACCAGACGGGCACTCAGCTAACGCTGAGCGAAGGCGTGCAAGCGGGCACTGTGGTGCGTGTGTTGGCGTTGGGTGTGGCGAGCCAGGGCGCGCCGGCAGATGACACCGTGACAACGGTGAAGTTGCGTGATCGTGCTTCAACTTCAGTGAAGATTGCGATTGGCGCAGTGATCACTGAGCTGTTGGCAGATGGTGTTCTGGCTGCGACGGCTGAGGGCCGAGCGAAGATGGCCGATAGTTTTGTGACGCCATCAAAGCTGAGTCAGCCGCTCACTCTTGCCACTGCTGTCCCCACCACCAGTGGAACTGCAGTTGACTTGACTGGAATCCCATCTTGGATTCGGCGCATCACAATCATCTTCAATAGTGTCAGCACCAATGGGAGTTCCAACTACCTGGTTCAGCTTGGCTCTGGCTCGTTTGTGACAACGGGCTATTTCAGCAACGCAGCAAGTATTGGAGGAGGGGAATATGCCGCAGCTCAGTCCAGCGACGGTTTCTTGATTCGCAACGGAGATGGCACTGCGGCAAACACTATTGCCGGCCAAATGACCATTACCACAAGCGGAGCGAACACGTGGATAAGCTGTCAAAACGTCTCAGCCATCAGTCCAGGCGCCCGACCTGGCCACGGCGCTGGATTGCTCACCCTCTCAGGTGCGCTTGATCGCATCCGCATCACTACAGCAAACGGCACTGATCAGTTTGATGCTGGCAGTGTCAACATTCTCTACGAATAATCATGCCACTGCAAAGGATCACTGGTGCCATGGTGTCGGACTCCACCATCACAGGCAACGACATTCAGGATGGCAGCGTGGGTGCCAGCGACATGGCGGCCGGTGCAACCGCAATCGCGCGCGACACCGCCAAGGCCACCACATCTGGCGTCGCGGTGGAGTTCACTGGCATCCCCGCCTGGGCCCGCCGCATCACGCTGCTGTTCAATGGCGTCAGCACGAACGGCACCAGCGACATCCTGGCCCAGCTGGGGATCAGCGGCGCCCCCACCACATCGGGCTACATCGGCAACGCCGTCTTCTCCTGGGCCAGTGGTGTCGTGCCCGTGAGCTCCACCGCAGGCATCCCGATCTTCAACAACGCCGCCAGCTACAACCACTACGGACAGCTGGTGTTCACGAACATCAGCGGCAACACCTGGCTGGCATCAGGCCAGTTCATCAGCACAGGCACGGCCGGATCCATCGTGTCCGGGGGTGTTGTCACTCTGGCCGGAGCCCTCGATTACCTTCGGGTGGTGTCAGCCAATGGCACCGCAGCGTTTGACGCTGGCCAGATCAACCTGTTCTACGAATGATGGCAGTTCGCAGCAAGACCGGTGTTTCCGGCCTGGAGCACAAGCCAGGCCCGCCAAAAACCACTCGGCAGGGCCATGGCATTCACTCTCGCCCTCGCCGCCGTGGGCGCAAGAAACTGCGCGGTCAGGGCCGCTAAACTCAACACGACAGGAGGACTCTCCACATGACCACCAGCTTCCTCCACGGCGTGGAGGTCCTGCAGATCGACACCGGTGCGCGGCCGGTCCAGACCGTGCGCTCCAGCGTGATCGGCCTGATTGGAACCGCGCCTGATGCAGATGCGCAGGCGTTCCCGCTCAACACCCCGGTGCTGGTGACGCGACGGAGTGAGATGGTTGGCCTCGGCGAGGCTGGCACTCTGCAATCGGCCCTGGATCTGATCTATGACCAGGCCGGGGCCGTGGTGGTCGTGGTGCGAGTGGCGCAGGAATCCACAGAGGCAGCGACGATCGACAAGGTGGTGGGCGGGATCGACGGGACCACGGGCGCCTACGAGGGCGTGCATGCGTTCCTGGCGGCTGAGAACGCCGTGGGCTTTTCGCCCAAGATTTTGATTGCCCCTGGGTTCACCCACCAGCGGACGAGCAACGGCCTGCTGAGCATTGCCGTGCAGACCCAGGGGGAGGGCTACATCACAGCCCCGCCCGTCACGGTCTCCGGTGGTGGTGGCAGCGGCGCGGTAGTGCGTGCGGTGCTCGGCACCGGCGCCAACGCTGGCAAGGTGACCAGCTTCGTGATCGACGACCCAGGGAAGGGCTTCACCACCAACCCCACCATCACGATCGGCGCACCCCCGGCCGGCGGTGTGCAGGCAGTGGCCGGGACCGTGCAGCGTGGCACCGTGCGGTCCGAGGTGTTGGCGGAGATGGTCGGCATCGCCCAGCGCCTGCGAGCGGTCATCGTGGCCGACGGGCCCAACACCACCGACGCGGCCGCCATTCAGCTGAACGACGACTTTGGCTCTGATCGCATCTACGTGGTTGATCCATGGGTGCGTCGCAACGGCGCCAGCGTGCCCGCCTCGTCCGCCGTCGCTGGCCTGATCAACAAGGTGGACAACGAGCGCGGGTTCTGGTGGTCACCGTCCAACAACGAGATCAGCGGAATTGAGGGCACCGCCCGCGCCATCGACTTTGCCCTGGGCGATTCCAGCAGCCGGGCCAACCTGCTGAACGAGCAGAAGATTGCCACGATCATCCGCGAACAGGGCTTCCGCCTCTGGGGCAACCGAACCCTCGCCACCGATCCGCTCTACGCGTTCCTCAGCGTGCGGCGCACGGCGGACATGATCAATGAGTCGATCCTTCGCGGCCACCTCTGGGCCGTGGATCGCTGCATCACCGCCACCTACCTGGAGGAGGTGCAGGAGAGTGTGCGTGGCTACCTCCGCAGCCTCCAGGCTCGGGGCGCCATCCTCGGCGGCGATGTCTGGGTGGATCCCGAGCTGAACACCCCGGTCAATATCAGCAACGGCCAGGTGTTCTTCGACTTCGAGTTCACCCCGCCCTATCCCGCCGAGCGCGTGACCTTCCGCAGCCACCTGGTCAACTCCTACGTGGTCGACCTCTTCGCCTGATCTTCCTACCGCACACCCTGCAGGACTGACCCATGGCCCAGATCCCCCGGATCCTCAAGAACTTCTCCCTGTTCGTCGATGGCCGCGGCCTCGCTGGCCTCACCGAGACCCTCACCCTCCCCACCATCACGCTGAAGATGGAGGAGTTCCGCGGCGGCGGCATGGACGCCCCCGTGGAGCACGACATGGGGATGGAGAAGCTGGAAGGCACCTTCCAGCTGCAGGAGTACCAGCCCGACATCATGGCCCTGCTGGGCCAAGCGAACGTGCAGCTCACCGCCCGCGGCGCCATCCGCCGCGATGGCGAGGATGCGGTAGCGGTCGTGGTGAACATGACTGGGATGATCAAGCAAAAGGAGCCCGGCGACTGGAA